AACAACAGCGAAGTGACCTTGACCCTCTACCAGTCCTACGCAGCGTCAGAAACATACGCAACGTTGGCAGCGCTAGTTGGAACAACAACCACGGTTACGGTTGCAGACAGTGCCGGAGGTGACGTTTTCACGCTAACCGGGTGCTACCTAACCGAAATGCCAGTGATTAACGCAACCTTGGGCGAATTGTCAACAATTGACATAACCTTTGTTGGCGGCGCTTACACCGTTGCATAATTAGTGCCGAACAATCGGCCCGACACGAAAGAGGCAAAGCAATGCAATTAACCTTGCAAGTAACTAACCACGAAGGCACTTACCAAGTAAGCACAAACCTTTTTACCATTGTGTTGTGGGAACGCCGTTTTAAACGCAAAGCCGCCGACATGGCTAACGGCATTGGTGTCGAGGATTTGCTTTTCCTTGCATGGGAAGCAAGCAAGCAAAACAAAATTGTTGTACCTGCCGAATTTGACACCTACTGCAAACAAGTTACCAACGTTGAGGTAATAGACCAAGAGGCCCCAAACCCTACCCAAGCGGCACCTACCGAAGGCAACTAGCCGAATTATTAGTTGCAACAGGTTGGGCGCCGCATTGGTACTCGCAAATGTTTGACACGCAGGACTTGCTTACAGTCACTAAAGTACTTGGTGAACGAAACAAAAGGTAAGCGGCATGGCCCAACAAAAATTGGAAATAAAAGGTATCCAAGAAACGTTGGCAGCGCTTAACAAAATAGACCCGACCTACAGGCGCGACGTCACCAAACGCATTAAACGGGCAGGCGAACCAATGCTGCAAGAGGCCCGCAGCATGATTACAACCATTGTTGGCGTCAAGGGCGCCCCGCTTTCAGGTATGGCCCGTGGAAGCCTTATTCGAGGCAAAGAAATTACTTGGCAAACAGACGCAGTAAAAAAAGGTTTTAAAATTAAAGTTGGTGTCCGTGCAAGCAAAGAGCGCTATGTCAACTTTGCGCGTTTCACTGACGGCGTACAAACACACACCGAGCAAATAGCCTTCGGTTCTAAGCCCTACAAACTTATGGTTGTACAACAGGCAGACGCCGCAGGTGCTATTTATGACCATGCCGGGCGCAACACTGGCGGTATGTTTGTTGCCAATTTGAACGCACAAGGCGGCGGTGAACAGCCTCGCGTTATTGACAAAGCCGTAGAAAAAAACAAGCCTGCCGTGCAAAACGTTGTGCAAGAAGTTATTAAAGACGTTGAAAAGAAAACCAACCGAACATTGAAACAGCGGTACCGCTAATGGCTATAAATATTCCAATTATTACTACGTTTAGCGATAGTGGATTAGCCGCTGCAAATAAAAAAATTAGTGCTTTTGGTAAAGACTTTCCCGGTATTGGCCTTGCCATTGCAGGCGTTACCGCAGCCGTTGGCGCCCTTGGTGTTGCCGCGTTTGCCGCCGTCCAAAAGGCTTCAAACCTCAACGAACAAATAAGCAAAGCCGGTGTAATTTTTGGGCAATCAAGTGACGAAGTAGAAAAGTTTGCTAAAACCGCTAACCGTAGTTTGGGGCTTTCAACAACAGCCGCACTAAACGCCGCTTCAACGTTTGCAACGTTTGGTAAAGCAGCGGGTTTGTCGGGCCGTGACCTTGTTGCCTTTTCTACCGAATTTGTAACCCTTGCGTCGGACTTGGCTTCGTTCAACAATACAAGTGTTGACCAAGCCATTAACGCTATTGGGGCCGCGCTACGTGGCGAAAGCGAACCGCTACGCGCCTACGGTGTTTTACTTAATGACGCAACCTTAAAAGCCGAGGCAATGGAATTAGGCATATATTCCGGCACCGGTGCACTAGGCCAACAGGCCAAGATTTTGGCCGCGCAAAGCGCTATTTACAAACAAACCGGAGACGCCCAAGGCGACTTTACACGCACTAGCGGCGGCCTAGCCAACCAACAAAAGATACTTAGCGCGACATTGGAAAACGTGCAAACCAATTTGGGTATGGCCCTTTTACCTTTGTTTATTAAGGTTGTCCGTTTTTTTAACGAAAAGGTCACGCCCGCAATTGAACAAGTTGCTAACGCGTTTGGCGAACAGGGCCTAGTTTTCGGTATACAGGTAGCGCTTTCCAAAATGGGCGAAGCCGGCCCAATTATTGGAAACTTTTTTAAAGCATTTTCGGTTGCAGTTGCCACAACCGTAAACGTAATTTACAAACTTGTTAAAGCATTACAAGCCGTCTTTTATTTTGCTACCGGGCAATTCGGTAAAGGCATTGCAGCAACAAAGGCAGCGTTTGACAACCTTATAGACGTAGACAAACTTAAAGGCCAGTTTGACGGCTTCATTAACGGCATTACTAATGTTGACGCCAAACTAGCCCAAAACGCCTATTTTGCAGAATTGGCCACACTTAACACAGAAAAATTAGGAAAGGTTGCCGCCGCTGCCGCGCCCGAAGTTGAAAAGGTTGGCGACGCTGCAGGCGGTGCAGCAAAGAAGGTAAGCGAACTTTACGACACAATTAAAGACAAATTAACGACAGCATTGGACGAAGCAAAAGACCAGTTGAAAGACGCCCAAGAAGCCTTTACCGAGTTTGGCAAAAGCGTTTCGGACGGAATTAAAGCCGGGTTTAGTTTTAGTGACGCTAAAGAAGCGGGTGTCGAAACAGGCGCAGGTTTTTTAGACGGCCTACGTGACCAAGTAGCCGGGGTTAAACAGTACGCAAACAACGTGGATTTGTTGCTTACCCGTGGATTGTCACAAGACGCGCTACAAGCCGTTTTAGGGGCAGGTGCAGACGCAGGCGCCGCCATAGCCGCCGAACTTGTTGCAGGCGGTCAGGAAAGCATTACAGGCCCCAACGGCGTCAACGCTTTAGTTGCCACCGTCCAAGACGTAGCAGACAAACTAGGCCTAGACACCGCAAGCCGTTTCTACCAAGCCGGTGTAGACCAAGGCACCGCGCTAGTAAAAGGTTTAGAAAGCGTTTTAGCCAAATACGAACAGATTTTGAAAAACCCAAAACTAAGCACCAAACGCTTAAACGCCCTTTTACAGCAAGCCCAAACAGATATTGCCTTTACACAAATTACCGCAGGCCAAACAATTGCAACACCAGCACCAAGCCAGTCAAGCATTGCAAGTGTGGGCGAATCCCAAATTATGGGTTTAACGGGACCAATTACCGTGAACGTTAATGGTGGCATGGCAACAAGCGCGGAAATTGGGCGCGTAGTAGCCGACAGCCTTAAAGCCTTTACCCGTCAAAACGGACCGCTTGACGTACCCGTAGTTGGTGTTTGATAATGCCCGGAAGTGTCATTACCCAAGCCGGCAACTATTCCCTTTTAGTTGACACCGGTTACGACGTTGGAAGTTTTACCCTTGACAGCGCCGTTAAAGGATTATTGGACGGGGTTTACCCGTTGGGCCCAACAACGGACTTTGCAGACGTTACGGACAGCACGACACAAATAAGCATTAGGCGCGGACGCCGTGACATTGGGGACCAATTCGCAGCGGGCACCATGACTTTTACCATTAACGACGTGGACGGCATTTTTAACCCGTTTGACGAAACAGGGCCGTTTTACAATACGCCCGAAGCGTTGCCGGGGTTAGCCCCGTTGCGTGCAGTTGAGTTAATCCGCTACGACATCGCCGACAACCCAGAGTATTTGTACCGCGGAAAAATTCTCAATTATGACTACAACTTTTCATTGGACGGCCTCGACACCGTTACCGTGTATTGCGCCGACAATTTCTATTTGTTAAGTCAAACGTTTATGGACGAATTAAACGTTGGTGTTGAAACGTCAGGGCAACGCATAGAAACGGTATTGAATTTGCCCGAAGTGGATTACCCAACGGGTGCAGCGCGTGACATTGACGCCGGCACCGTAGACCTTGGCCACGCCGCCGCCTACACCGTGCCGGGCGGTACAAACGTTTTGGCGTACCTTTTGCAAATAAACCAAACCGCCGAATTTGGGCGCTTTTTTGTGTCACGCGAAGGCGTTTTGACCTTTACCCCAAGGGTCGGACAAACCCTTAGCGGGCCTGTAATTGACTTTATGGACGACGGAACGGGCGTACCGTACACAAACCTTGGCATTACCTTCGAGGCTGACAGCGTGACCAATAGGGCCTACGTTGAAAACCTTGGCGGGGTTAACGCCACCGCAGACGATTTGGCAAGCCAAGCCGCCTTTTTTGTGCAGACATACAGCATTACAAACAGTTTGCTAGACGATACCGAACTAGCAGCGGCCGCAACCTACCTTTTGGACGGCACCCCCGAAGCCCGTTACAACAGCGTAGAAACCGTATTTGGTGCCTTAACCAACGCCCAACGCGACAACGTGGCAATTATTGACGTTTCCGACACCATTAGTATTCAACGCACTTTTGTTACCGGGGCCACAACAACCACGTTGGCACAGGAACTTTCGGTAGAGGGCGTCGAGCACACAATTACCTTGGACGGCCACCGCGTCAGTTTGTTTACAAGCCCGACAACTATTGTCTTTGAACTTATACTTGACAACGCAACATATGGCACAATTGACACGACAAATGTTTTAGGCTAAGGACATCATGGCAACACCAACAACATTACCGGCAACGTTTGTAGCGGGCAACGTCTTAACCGCTGCACAAATGAACGCATTGCGCGGCGCGTTTCGAGTTTTGCAAATAGTCAGCACCGCAAAAACCGACACATTTACAACTACTAGCGCAACCTTTACCGACGTAACTGGCATGAGCGTAACCATTACCCCGCAATCGGCAACCTCGCAAATTTTGGTTATTGTGTCCGGTAACGCTGGCAATAATTCGGCTGCAAACGGTTGCATGTTTACCCTTGTTCGCGGTGCAACACAAATAGACATGGGCGATGCTGCAAGCAACCGCGCAAGAGTAAGCACGCAAACCTATAGCAACGGTGACAGCCGTTTTATTAACTTTGGTTTGACGTTTCTAGACAGCCCTGCAACAACGTCAGCAACAACCTACAAATTGCAAACCCGAGTAGACCTTGCCGGCACCATGTACCTAAACCGCTCGTTTGGTGACGCCGACCTAACCTCAAATGGTAGAGCAGCCTCAACAATTACAGTTATGGAAATTTCAGCATGATTGACTACAGCGCAATACTCGCCACAAACTACGCAGAGCAACAATGGGCGTTAAACGGTGACACCTACGACGGCCTTAATTGGTTGGATACCACGCCAAAACCAACACAAGCCGAACTAGACGCACAATGGCCACAAGTTGATTATCAAGTGCAATACAACGCAGTAAGCCAAACACGCCACAAGCAATACATACAGACCAGTGACCCAATTTTTTTTGAGTGGCAGCGCGGCACTAAAACGCAAGCCGATTGGGATAACGCGGTGCAAGCAATTAAAGACGCAAACCCTTACCCAACAGCCCCGTGAAATGGCGTTACTTATTTGCTTACGCGCTTTTTATTGCCGTAGTTTTGTGGGGTTGTAGTGGTTGCACAGTTTCTAAAACAAATGTTGAGTACAAATGCTTTACAAAGGCCGCTTGTGAGTAAAACACCCGAACAACAACACGCAGGGCTAATCGTTTTTGTAGGCCGTCTAATGGCAATTTGCTTTTCGTTTACCGTCATGGCGTTTATTTACGGTATTTTGTTTGTTGACCAACCAACCGAACAAGCTCCAACAGA